AAGCGGCTTTTTAAGTGGCATCCTTGATCGTTGTTTTTAGAGGTTTAAGACACTTAGTCCAAGAATGGCTTGAATACTCACTTTATTAGAACACATCAATTTTTTTTGTCAAATGACCAATTTTAAAGAATGTAGTATCCATCGCGTTTTTGCCAATTTCCTCTCGGGAAACTTTTTATTTGACAAGTTGGTATAAGGTGTGTTGTAATATAGACCGCCCTAGTGTTTATGAGGCTTCCCGCCCGCCCGCTTGTGTATAACCCAGTATTAATGTGGCTTGGCACCCGCGTGGCTTGGCATCAGTGTGGCTTCCCGCCCGCCCGCTTAATCGCACAGGGGGGGGTAATACAACTGGCACATATATTTGGCATGTATCTTGTAGAGTATAGGGATGTTCGGGAACTTTTCTAGAGAAAAGCACACGGGCGGTGTGCGTGGAGGCGTGGCATAGCCAACCCAACCGCAATATATAAAAAGACCCCCAATATACTGCCCAATATACCGTCTTACCAATAGACTTACCAATAGACTGTCTTACTAATGATTACCAATAATTGCCGATAATTTTCATAAAAAACACGCAATAACCTTTCCCACACCCACTGTAACAACATATAGAAGTATCCCAGTAGAAGTATCCAAGCAACCCTCCACCCTATTGACATAAAATTAAAAGTATGATATAATGGAGATACAAGAATAAAATAAAGAGTTATCCATATTGGTTAATGAACTTTATTTACTTGCATAGTCCGCACAAATGGTATCTTGAATATCGCCTAGCTAGGTAAAGGACTAATCCAGGGACTAAAATGCGAAAATTACCGTTGGTAAAATATATCTCAAAACAAGTAGCAGATGCCCTTGATGCTGACGGCATTTTTTATGAATATAAGAAGGAAATTGATATTCGCAAGGGTCAGTCTTGGAACGACGAGTTAGACACCCTGATTCACGAATATCTACATTTCTTACAGGATAAATACCCAACCAGACTGCTTAAGTTATCGGATAGTGGGGATTTGAATAAAGACGGACAGGCAAGAATGACTAGGAGGATTTGTCGGCTAATCGTTAAACCCCAATATAGGGAACTATTTAAATGAAAACAACCTTCCCCCTGTTTATAGTGTATCTGTTTTCCCTCGGAATAATTTGTATATTTTATAAGAAGAAATAATGGAGAATAAAGGAAAGGGCGGGCAACCGCTGAAATTTAAAAAGGGAGAATTGACAGAACTCTTTAATGCTTATAAGGAAAGAAATCTGACCAAGAACTCTGAAGGCAAGGATACCCCCTTGTCTATTTCTGGTTTTGCAGCATTTGCTGGTACCAACCGTATGACCCTACTTAACTACCGAGGAAGGAAGGAATATATGAAAGAGATAGAGAACATTAAAGCCCAGTGTGAAGGAGATTCTGTTGACAGAATGCTCTCTGGGCGTTCTAATCCAGTCTCGCAGATATTCAACCTAAAGAATAACTATGGTTGGAAGGATAAGTCTGAATTAGATGCTACGGTGGAAGGCAACTTGGGTGTTTCTATCAAATATGTGGTTGATAACAACGTAAAAAATACATCATTTAATGGAGATAGTAACGACAATACACCAATGGAGCCAGAAACATTTAATGAGTCCGAAACACTTTCAGATACTGGTATGGCACCGCAAGGCGAGGAAGACAACCACGGCACTTTATAAGGTCAGGGATGAAGCCCTTTCTCATAAAGGTGTTTATTGGATAATTGAACCCACCTTTTCTTTGGCTAAAAAGACTTTGTGGGAGGAACCGATGATGATACCAACAGTCTTTCCCCCCGAAGTTGTCAAGGATAAGAACTCTTCTGAATTGAAAATAGAAACCAAGAACGGTTCTTTTATTTACTTGTTCGGAGCCGATAGACCAGATATGTTAAGAGGACCAAATCCGCGTGGTGTTGTCCTAGACGAATGCGAGGTTTTAAAAGAAGATGTTTGGACAAAGGTTCTCGCCCCTATTATTTATTCTAATGGTGGCTGGGCGTGGTTTACTGGCACTCCTAATGGGTTGAATTGGTTTCATAGGTTATATTTTGATGCCCTACAGAAACCAGATGAGTGGGAAGTTTCTTACTTGCCCGTGACTGAAAGTCATTTGTTGTCAGACGAATTGATAGAAAAGATTAAACAAAGTCTTCCTGCCAGTGCGTTTGACCAAGAGTATTTATGCAAATGGGTAGACGGTGGCAGAGCCTTTTTCCGCAAGATAGATGAAGCGATAAAAGGAGAATTGATTCCACCACAATCAGGAATTGATTATGTATTCGGAATTGATTTAGGAAGAAAACAAGATTATACGGTTATCAGCGGTTTTAATCGCCAAACTAACCACTTAGATTTCTTCGATAGATTCAATACGATTGATTGGGATTTCCAAGTTAAGAGAATTGAAGAGAGTGCCTCTCGTTACAACAAAGCGGTTTGCGTAGTAGAATCCAATTCTATGGGAGACCCCATTATCGGAGACCTATTGAGCCGCGGAATTAATGTGATTCCCTTTAAGACAACCGCTTCATCTAAGAAAGAGATAATTGAAAAGTTAAGCCTTTTCATTGAACAGAAATATATTACTTTCCCAAAGATAGAAGATATCTTAAATGAATTAAACGGATTCGGATACGAGATTACTGCCGCTGGAAATGTAAAGTTTGGTGCCCCTAACGGTTTGCACGATGACTGTGTAATGTCAATGGCATTTGCCGTTAGCCAATTAAGAAAAGAAGTTCTTCCGAAGATTCTACCAGCCGCCAAGTTATGGGACTTTGATACCCAGGAAGATAATAGAGAAACTTTGTTAGACCCATATTTATAGTATGTCAAAAAAAACTACAGAAGAAGATATTTTACAACAGGTAGATTCCGAAGTTAGAACTTCTAAGGATACTTTTGATGATAAAAAAGTAGACTGGAGAGATAATCTTCGTCTTTACATTAATAGCAAACGAGATAAAGATAAAGTCGGAGATGACTTGCTTTATACGTTAATGAATACAATGTTAGCGAACTTATGGTTCGATAACTTACAGGTTTCTTTTTCACCACGAGAAAGCGGAGATGTCAATAGGTGTGAATTATATAACAACTTGGCTATCTATGATTCTGAACTCATGGGTAAAGCCAATAAAGAATATGATATAGATTTTGATTCTCTTTTCTTTGGCGAGGGTTACTATGCCGTGGAAGGTATCAATAAGAAACTTTTAGTTCCTGAAATTAGAGTTGTTGACCCCTTTACCGTAATTCGTGACCCCAACAATGATTGGGAACATCAGAGATTTTTCTACGAAGAAAGAAAGATGACCAAAGATGAGATGGTGTCTTTGGGTTTCAATAATTTAGACAAACTCTCCAGTAAAGACGATTACGATTCTGAAACCAAGAAAGCCGAACAGGACAGAAAAGACGCAATGAACGAAGCCGACCAAAACGAACCAGAAACTTATGGCAATAAAGAATATGTTGTTCTGGCTGGTTATACTAAAAGAAATGGAAAATGGGTAAGGGTCTTTACTGATTATAACCGTCAGGTTATTTTTAAGATAGAAGACAATCCCTTTAAAGATGGTATTCCCTATGTTCAAAGAATGTTCTCTCCCATTCCTCACCAAGTAACTGGTGTTTCTATTCCAGACTTAGCCTCCGATAAACAGAGAGCCCGAGCCATTATGGTTAATCTGGCCATAATGATGGAGAAGTCTAAGTTGTTACCCATGTATTTGATAGATAGGGGGGCGATGATAGACATAAATATTATCAAGAAATTTGAATTTAATAAGTTCATTCCCGCCGATTTAAAGAACTTTCCTAATCCGATTCAACCAATCCAGAAAGTAGAGATTGACCAGAATTTATATAATATTCACGATTTAATTACTGGTTATACGGAGAGGGCTATCGGAGCCAATGCTATTAAGCAGGGTGTAACCGATAGTACTAGAAGAACAGCCGCCGAATTGAAGTTAGTAGATTCCGCTTCGGATGTCAGACAATCCTTAGCCGCTAGATTATTTGCCGATAGCGATAAAGAATTTTGGAGAAAATGGTTGAACCGCAATGTTCAGTTCAAATCTCTCTTAAAGGGAAAAATAGTTAGGATACAGGGAGCGTTAGGTGCCAAGTTTGAAGAATTAGGAGATGATACTTTTGAGTTTGAGTCTTATCCAGATGTCATTATTGAAAGTACAGAAGTTTCTTCTGCCCGTTCAAGGATTGAAAACTCTGCTTTAACGCAACTAGCCCCACTTATCTTAGGAAAAGATACTCCAAACTCTGCTAAGACATTTATGTATACAAAACTCTTGAGAAACTATGGCTTTAAGAAAGATGACATTGACCAAATTCTTCCACCTTCCTTTGATGAACTAAGGGCGAGGGATGAAAATAATCTGCTTAATACTGGCAAGTTACCTAAGATAGAGGCATACGATGACCACTATGTCCACATCTCTATCCATAATCAAGCAAAAGATAATCCGCAGAAGATTGCCCATATGCAAGAACATATGAAGGCTATAATGGAAAAGAGAGAAGAAGAGTTAACTGCACAAAAGGCACACCAGCCGAACGTTCCAGGTGCAGAACCAAATACAATGGGACAACCAACGGGACAACCAACTCAACCGCAAGAACAACCACAGGGGCAACCACAAATGGATACCCAGGCATTAATACAACAACTAACTGGAGGGCAAGGTTCCGAGGGAACCACTCAACCAATAGTATAAAAATTTAAAAAATAATATGCCATTAGGAAAAAATGCACAATCGAATACAAAGGAGTTGGTAGCGGATAATCACAAGACTGGTAAGGCAAGGGGTGCCAATGGAAAGCCAAGACCAATAAAACAAATATTAGCGATTGCTTTTAATGCCGCAGGTAAATCTAAAAATAAATAAAGATGGAAAAAGAAAAAAAGACAACTAAAAAAGTTAAGATGATTGTGCTTCCCGAGTTAGAAAAACTTGGAGAGTTAGACGCAGATATGGTAAAAGATGGAACACAGGCACTTATTAATAATATTGCTGGTCAATATCTTAATACCCTGTCTGTTATTGCCGCTTTAAAAGAAGAAGATGTTGATGGAAAAAATAAATACCAGTCAACTATAGATGCTAATTTAGAAAACTTAGAAGTTTTATCTCGTCAGGTTACTTACTTACAAGGAATTCTCAAAGAACTATAAAATGAAAACCGCCTGCATCCTTAATTACAATAATGCAGAAACCTTTAAAAGGTCAATAGATACATTGTTAAACGAACCAGATACTGAAATAATTATTTGTGATAACAATTCTACTGATGGAAGTAGGGAACTAATTAAGTCTTACGGAGATAGGATTAAGTCTATTCTTAGAACAGAAATGGTTGGGCAATCCAAGAACCGCAATGATATGGTTAAGGAAACTACTGGAGAGTGGATTCTTGCGTTAGACGCAGACATCTTATATGAAGCAGGAAGTTTTGACTGGCTGATTAAAGCATTTACTGCCAAGGGCGTGGGAAAAAACGTAGTATCGGTTGGTTTCTCTCCATGGAATTTCTCTAACAGAGAAAGTGAAAAAGAAAAATTTCCACCTACTAGTATTAATTTCTATACTAATGATATACCAATTATACCTTGTCAATATGGGGTATTCAAACGAGAAGTCTTCGAAAGTGGTATATGGTATGACGAAGAATATGGTACTGGTTATGGATTCGAAGATAACGACTTAGCGTTTCAATATAGGGAAAATGGTTATGACTGGGTGTTCATCAATTACAAGTTTTTTCATAACAAGAACACACCCCATTGGTATGAACAACACCGTTCCTATCCATTAAGATATAAAGAACGCGGAAAACTTTTTGAAGATAAGTGGGGAAAAGATGTGTGGCAGAAATATTATCATTATCCAGAGGGTCAGTGTCCAGATTTTATTTTTAATCTATGACAAAGAAAACTCCAAAAATCAAAAAAGAAAAGAAAACCTTTGAAGAAGTGTCTAACGAAATCTTTGGTGACGAAGATACTTCTAAAAACACATTGGCCTACATGAAGGCATTATCTGTTTCTAACGGTTGGAAGATACTCTGTGAGTTAATTGAATCCTATAAGGAACAAGCGGAATACGATTTAAACAGTACCCCCATTACCGCTGAAAATATCAACGAGAAGGAGTGGTTAAGGAAAGAGAAACTCATCTGGGATAATATAATGAATCTTCCACTAATGATTATCTCTGCCCACGAAAAAGGAAATCCAGAAGATGTAGAAAATTTTGACCCGTACAATTAGATATAAACGATTGCCCACTTATATGGGCAGTGGCTTATACCCAATAAAGGGTATATGTAATAGCCCCCACAGGGCGATAAAACTGCGACTATGGAACAAAATCCTATAGATGAATCCGCATTGAACGCTCAGCTGAACGTAGCAATCGGAAATCAGGAAAGTGAACCTGAGACTACCACATCGGAAAAAGAGGTAGAAACAAAAACACAGGTTGAGCCAACTGCCGAAGCTGACATACAGAAATCAGTCGAGGTAAAGCCAGAACAACCCAAGGAAGAAGTGAAAAGTGTTGAGCCAGTTTCTAAAGGAGAACCCCGTCAGGGATTCATCCCCGCCAAACGACTATCTGAAGTCGTTAGGGAAAGAAACGAAATCAAGGCAAAATACGAAGAACTCCTTCAAAAGAACCAACCCCAAAATGTTAATAATGAATTAGGTGATGGGGTTACGCAGTCTTACGATACGGAGACTTATGTCGCTAATATCGCAGAAAAAAAAGCCGCTGACATTGTAATGAAAGCTCTTCGACCAGTAATCGAAGAACAAGTAAAAACAATGGATGAAACCGAACTCTTAGATGTTTATAAAAACAATCCGAGTTTGGAAAAGTATGATTCGGAGATTAGAGAACTGGCAAAATCCGAAGTTTATAAAACGGCTCCCTTTCAAGATTTGGCATATCTCGTTGTTGCAAAACACGAATTGGCAAACAGAAAGATAGAAAAAGAGACTGCAATGGCTACAAACGAAGTGGCTTCGTTGGGTGGAACATCTAATTCGGGACAATCCCGAAGCGAGAGGTCTGTTAAAGATATGTCTACAGACGAACTCGAAAGTCAATTAATTAAAAGTGGCTTTCGTATATAACTCGTAGTGGGGTTGTCATAAATAATTTTTTGATATGGCCGCTCCTACAAATACAATCACACAGGCAACTATTACTTCAGGTGATGCAACAATCTTACAAACCTGGCTCAATAGAACTACCTTAGAAAACTTAGAACCCAACTTGTTCTTCTACAAAATGGGTAAGGTCGCCCCTGCTCCCAAGGGTTACCAAACGGTTAGATGGGCTAAATTTAGCAAACTAACTGCCTCTGTCGTCAATATGACATTGACGGAAGGAGAAACCCCAGAAGCCGTTGCTATGACTGCTTCTAGTGTTTACGCTACCCCTGCTCAATACGGTGACCTCTGCATTATTTCTGATATCGCTGCCGAAAACAACGTCATTGACTTTGTTAAAGGTGCCGTTACCAATCTTAGTGCCAACTTGGCTCGCGTAATTGATAAAGTAATCCAAGCCGCTTTAATTTCTGGTGCTACTCATAAATTCTATGGTCCTTTGAATGCACAAACCGTAGATAATATTGCTGCTAGCAACTCCATTACTGCTGCTTCCTTAGCTTATATTTATGCCTACCTTGAGAACCACAGTGCCCCTAAGTATGATGGCAAAAATTATATCTGCATCACCGATGCTTATAATGCTCACGCCCTTAGAACCGAGACTGGAACTGGTAACTGGTTAGAAGTAAACAAATATGTTGATAACAAGGGAATCTTGAACGGTGAAATCGGAACCCTAAATGGTTTCAGAATCATTGTTTCACCCAATATCGATACCGTTGCTATGGGTGTTTCTAGTGCCGTTAATGGACACCCTGCCTTCTGCTTTGGTAAAGACACCTATGGCGTTACCGATTGGCAGAATGTTAAAACATATATCACTGGTGCTGGTGCCACTAAAGATGACCCAATAGACCAGAGACGTTATGTTGGCGTTAAGTGTGCTTTTGCTGCTACCGTGTTAGAAGCCGACTCCTTGGTAGTCAACTACTTTGGTTCCGCTGTAACTCTATAGTTAGCAATTCTCTCCCTTCGGGGAGGGATACAGGTATATAGTTCAATGGTAGAACTATGGTCTCCAAAACCATCAATCCTAGTTCAAGTCTAGGTAGACCTGCCGAATATACTTCAAATAAATAATTAAATATGACACTCGGAGAGTTAATATCTTACGCAAGAAAACAAACCAAGATTACTACGTCTCAATATTCTGATGCTGATTCTATAATTGCTGCCAAAATTTGGATAAAGAAGTTGCAAAGAGAAGTGGCAGATGTTAGGCAAGATTTATTTGGAGAAATTTCTGAAGCTGATATAGTTAATGCCCAAGAAGATTATCATTTACCAGAAGACTGTTTGCAATTAAAGAAATTAGAAGTTACTTATAATGGAACCGACTATCATATCTGTAGTGAAGTGGATATGAATGATTTGGATTATCCATGGGAATGGTATGAAAAGAACCAACCCAAAGAATATCCAGTCTATGACCTAGTAAATAATCGAATGTATATTGCTCCTACGCCCGCTGCCGATGAAATCAAGGGATTAAAATTCTGGTATATCAAAAGACCAACCGAAGTTTCCACTACCAGTGATACACCACTAATTACCGCCAGCACAGACGAAATGTTACTGGACTACCAATACTTGATTGCTGATGGGTTAGCGGTAGATTATCTTAAATCGGTAGGTTCTCCGAGAGCTTCTGAATTCTTGTCTGATTATTTCAATGGGGTTAACCAAATGAAACAGCAACTAAGGCAATTAAATGTAGGAACCCTGATAGCAGAAACGCCAAATTATAATCAATATTTTGAATAACATAATATGATAACTAGTTCAGATTTAAAAATATATCTTAGTGGCGGAAGTGGAAACACTACCCCGAGTGCATCTTTAGGGGGTGCAATTAGTACC